TGGGTGACACGCTCCTCACCAACGGGACCGTGAACATTACCGGGCAGGTGACCTGATGGGTACCGGGCGCGACATCATCACCAGCATTGGTGCACTACTGAACTCCTCCGGGGTGGGGGTCTGGAACACCACGGGTGCGTTCCAACCGACCGATACGGCGGTCGTCGCCGAGGCGATGCCCCCCACCCCGGACCGGGCCATCGTCCTCACCGCGTTCCCCTTCACCCAAGTGGCCGGGTCCCCGATGGGCCGGTGGATCCTCCAAGTCCGCACCCGGGGCCTCCCCAACACGGTCCTCGACTCCCTCGACCTCGCCGACGCTGTGAAAACCCAGCTCGACGGGCTCACCAACCAGACCTGGGGCAACACCGGCATCACCCAGGTCATCTTCTACTCGTCGATCCCGATGGGTGAAGACGACTCGGTCCGGTTCGAACACGTCACCAAGTACTACATCGACTTGGACGAACAACCCACCGCCCTGCGCCCCGCGGGCGGCTGGGACTAACCCACCCAGAACCCCCAAGCCTCCCACCGTGGGGGTTATTCGTCATGCCTGAAGGAGGCATCATGAGTGTCCACAAACTGGCGCGTCGCTTCAAGCTCGACGTTTCCACCGACAACACCACGTGGATCCCGTTCAAGGGAATCACCGACCTCCAGGTCAAGGAGAACGCCACCGTCGTCGACGTCACCGACTACGACACGAACGGGTTCACGGCGAAGGAGAAGACCCTCTCCGGTGCCACCATCACGGTGAAGGCCGACGGTCCCCTGAACGCTGGTGTCGCCGACCCCGGCCAGGAGATCGTGCGCGCCACCCAGTACCAGTTCGGGACCGCGGCCCGCGTGTACGTGCGCTGGTACGACCGCAACAACCTGCCCGAGGTGTACACGTGCTACGCGCTCGCGAACTGGTCCGCATCGAAGACGGGTGTGGGTGACGCGGAAGAGATCACCGCTGTGTTCGACTCCGACGGCACCGTCACGTCGATCACCAACCCGGTCACGGCGGTCAACCTGCCCGTGATCACCTCGGTCACCCCGACCGCGGTCGCTGCGGGTGGCATCATCCGCATCCAGGGCGCCTACCTGTCCACCCCGGTCGCGACGACGGGTGTGAAGATCGGCGGCGTCAACGCCACGTCGTGGGACTACATCTCCGACAGCCTCATCGAGGCTGTCATGCCCGCCGGTACGGCCGGTTCCGCCCCCGTCGTGGTCACCACGACCGCTGGCGCGAGCAACAGCTTCCCGTACACGCGCGCGTAACCAGACTGGGCGGCGGTGTTTCTGGGTCACCGCCGCCCACCCCACCCAGAACAGGAAACACCATGCCTTTCAAGGAATATGAGTCGTTCGCGGAACCCCTCGCACTGCGCATCGGGGGGAAGACGTACATCATCCCCCCCGTCGGGATCCGGGACGGCTTGAAGCTCACCACAGCCCTCGCGGAGAAGGACACGAAACTCACCAACGAGGAGTTCAGTCGGCTCCTCCTCGGGTCCGCGTACGACAAACTCGTCGCCGCGAACGTCCCCGCGGCCGCGTTCGGGCGTGTCGTCGCCACAGCCCTCGCCGAGTTCCAGGGTGGCCGTGCCACCGCTGAACTCATGTGGGAGACCGGTGGCGACCCAAAAGCGATCAAGGCCCAGACCCCCGAGGCCGAGGCGACTACGACGCCGCGACGGGCCTCTACGAATGGTACGAGGACGAAGAATCCGTCCCGCTCATCGAAGTCCTCGAACAGTGGGGCCTGATCGAAGCCCAATTCCATCACTTCTTCGGGGTTGACCTGGACGACTGCGGGAAGTCGTGGCGTTGGTTCCAAACCCGCCTGTCGTATCTGATCTCCGCTGATGGTCTCCTCGCCCGGGTGCTGCGCCCCCAACCGGAACCTGAACCGCCTGAACTGTCGGGCTGGACAACCTAGGGGGCTGATGTGACCACGACTGAGGGGTCGATCACCGCGTATGTGCGGGCTGAGACGGGCCAGTTCAAACGGGA